TTGAATGTAACCAACACCGATTGAGGGGGTTCTGTCAATTCTTACAGCAACTCCTGCCTCAGTAATGGTTGTGCCCCTCTTGAAGTGGTTCTTTATTTCTTCTGCCTTCTTAATAGCAGCACCTTCGCCAGAATTGATCGGGTAGCAAAGGTTGATTCTAAAACTTCCATTCTCTCGGTAAAAGCCATCACCAAAGGAAGGGTTGGATACAGCTCGTGGTTGTACTGTCAGCACTTGATAAGGCTTGGTGGCGTCTGGGACAAACTTAGCGTTTTCCCTTGATGTCAGGAATGTAGGATCAAGAGCAACAATGTGCTTTCTCAAGGCTGTACGGATTTCAAACTGCCCCATTTATCAGCCTCCTTTTCCTTTCTCAACACCATCTTTTAGTGCTTTGATTACGTTGTTGGTTGTGTCTTCCACAACACCCCAATTCTGTTCTACTTCAACTGCGTGGTTAGCTCCGTTGTAGATATAGATTGTAGGCTGAAATTTGTATTTGTACATTGTGTCATAAGCATCTTGAATACTGTCAAACCCTGTTGGGTCAGCTTGTCTTTCACTCACTTCACTCTTTTCTGTAGTAGCCCACCAACTATTCTTATACTCACCAACCACGTTACTGATACCGCCGGGGTATTTGACAGGATCAACCTCAGTACCAGCAAACTGCCCTAGTTGAGTCTCAAACACTGTAGGTGAATTTCTTACCACTTCGGTAGTTGCACCAATAACACCACGAGCAATAGCAGCTCTAATGTCTGCTTCGATAGCCTTTTGTAATTCTTGCAGGTTGTTTCCATTGAAGCGTTTCATATCAATTCTCCACGCTCAATAGACGCCACAATGCCACTCCACCACCAGACCAATATGGCTTAATCTCAGCTACAGTGTAGATAGACTGCTCAGTGATTATCTTATCATTCACTCTAGGCTGAACAGCAATGTCTGCACCTGAAATAAGGAAGCTAGTGACATTCTTATCAACAAGGTTGGGACTCTGCTTCTCGTTATATTTTGGTGTTGATGCAAACATCATAGTGTTTGGGATTTGTGTTTCTGTATTCACCACCTCACCAAGGTCATCGTCGTACACGCCTTCAATAATACTGACGTATGTGAGTGGTCGTCCAAATCTCTTGATTAGTTTCTGACTGCTAGCTTTGAACTTTGCTTCTGCATCCATAGTTAGCCACCGTAGGTGAATTGATTGAACCTACGGGTTCGAGGATTGTGCGGAGAGCAGAGTTCTTCTGTTGCGCAGGTGCGTAATTGCGTTAGCGCAGACAAGATATTATTAGGGTTAGACTCGTTAGAATTGAAATCTTCCCAACCTATACCAGATGCATAGGGTGTGATATTAAAGCTTTTTGGGGAGCTAATATCCTTAATAAGATTGTCTAGGTAGAGCTTATAGTTTTTAGCGAAGTCAGTTTCAATCTCAAGATCAACACTAACTCTTTCTCTTGTTGCCCACCCAGCAGACATAGCGTGGATAGACATACCTAGAATAATTACAGACCTTCTCCAGTTCCAATCGAACTGTTCCAAGATCGTTACATACTCTTCTTCGGAAAGGAGTGGAGAGTAGGGATTACCACCTACGTCACCAAGCATCACTTTAACCAGTTTGAGTGTGCTTTCTTGTTCAGGAGTGAGCATATTTATCCCTCATTAAAAGAGGGAAGCGTAATGCTTCCCCTGTATTACAGAACGCCTTTTGCTTGCAGGGCTTCAACAACACCAGCAACAAAGTTGGCCAGAGTGGTAGCGTCAGCATCAACAAAACCACTAATGTCTAGGGCTTGGGTAGCAGTGGTGCCGGTGGTGCTGAATACGGACGGGCCTTCTTCTTTAGCAACAGTATCACTGATTGCAGCAGAAACAGCATCATTGATCGCAGCAGCAGTATCAACATTGATTGCAGAAGCAGCACCATTGATTGCAGCAGCGGTAGCCTTAGCAACTTCCAAAGCACCACGACCGGGTGCAAGATCAGTAGCAAGTACAGTCATTTTATTCTCCTGATTGTTTGAATGAAGGAGCCTTTCGGCTCCTCCCTTTGTAACGACTTTAGCTATTAGGAGATGTAGCTACGGGTAACAGCAGCCGGATACAGCATGGCGTTCAGGAAGTTCTGCTCGCTGTAAATCTCGATAATATCGTCCTTCTCGTTGGCGTACTCGAAGAAGTAGGAGCCTTGAGCCTGACGGTTGATGGTGCCAAAACGCTGAGCCGGAGCGTAGTAGGTTTTGAACACACCACGAGCGCCAACAGGCAGGAAGCGAGCTTCTTTAGCGCCCATAAACGGAACCAGAGTGCCTGCGGAGGTGTAGTAACCAGCCATACCAACGTCGAGGAAGGTGACGCCGAAGATGGTGATAGAACGATAGATACCGCTCAGACCATATGCACCTTCATCCGGGCGACCGACCAGCAGCGGCTCGGACTGATTGAACTGCTGATATTTAACAGCATCAATCACATACGGGTTGGCTACCAGAGCGTCAAAGTAGTCACTACCACACAGAGCCACAACACGGACAGCACCGAAGGAAGCAGTACCATTCAGGCCGTTGATAACAGCCTTACGTTGTGCTTCAATATCCTTACGCGGGTCCATAGTGCCGAGGAAGTCAATAGCGGCTTCAGTACGAGTAATACCAAACTCAGTGTAGAAGTTGACAGTATCGCCATAGCTGGTACGCAGAGTACCATTCGGAGCATACACGGTGCCATCGGTGATGAGCTGCATACGAGCTGCTTCTTTGGTCAGGCTGTGTGAGTCAACCAGCGTGGTCATCTTCTCCAGACGAACAGCAGCAACCGATTCCAGGCCCATAGCTTCCTGCATATTGTTGACAGCAACAACACCATCAATGTCTTGCGGCAGGATGGAATCGGAAGCAGGGAAGTGCGGAATCTTGAGCTGCATATATTCACGATCACCGGAGACGACGGTTTGATGCTTCTCGTCCCAGTTCTTGTCTTTCAGCAGACCTTGGTTCTTGTTGTTACGGACAATTTCAATCAGCTTCAGGCTGGAGTAATGGTCTTCAAAGATACCCAGATTACCCAGAACAAAGTTGTTAGCCGGGATTTTGGTCAGGATGTCAGTACGATCAATCCACTGGGCGTTGTTATCACGATTCAGTACAAGTGCCATATCTATTTATTTCCTTATCTAATTAGTGGAGAATGTCGTAAGACATTAAGCAGCTTCAACGGTGTCCAGAACGACGATGCCTTGCAGCTTCAGCAGTTCTTTCAGGGAAGCGAATTGAGCGTTAGTGAGGGCTGCACCGCCAACGTCTTGGGTGATTTTCTTCAGGAGGTGTTCTTTCAGAGCAATCGGGCCACGACGCACAGCAATGGCGTTGAACTTACCAGCAGCAATAGCCTTCGGAACGAAGCTCGGGTTGAATGCGTAATGGTCGCCAAACACAACAGCAAACTCATTGGTTGCTACAACGTCAGTGCTGGCAGACAGAACAGCGTAGGGGGCTTCCGGATCAATGCTCTTGGCGCGGAACACAACAGTGCCCAGAGTTAGAGGAGCAGAAGCAGCCGGAGGAGTGACGTTGATATCGTCGTGGGTGTAGCCAGTGGACGGATCGTAGTCAGTGACGATCAGATCGGAAAGACGAGCGCGCTCGATCATAGCAGTAAAAGCCATCTGTAATTACCTCTATTTTGGTTTATTGATTTATAAAGATTGGACGAACACGTTAGTGTTATTCGTCTTTCAGCATTCCACGGGCACGCATAAGCGCAAGAGTGGCTTCAGTTGCAGTGTCTACGACAGCTTGGTGAGCAGTGGGTTGATTTTCTTCACCAACTCCCGATACACGCTTGAACAGGTCACTACCTTCCAGTGCTTTGCGTTGAGCTTGGTAGCCACTCAGGACAACAGCGAATGCGTCATCATCAAGAGCTTCCAGAGCCAGAGCATTCACTTTGGCAGCATCAGCATCCATACACTCAGCAAGAGCATTGGTGCGTTCTTTC